CCTGCAATTTCAGTAGGGCAGATAAAAGTAAAATCTTTAGGATAAAAATACATAACAGTCCAACTATTGGGGGCTAATACATCTAAATCTAAAAAACTATTGCTTTCATCTACTCCAACCATGTGGAAATTAGGAAAGATACTTCCTACTCCAATCATGATACGTCGAACTCCGAATCTACTTGCTCTTCTCCGCCATCTTGATTATTGATTCTTCTTAGTAATTCCAACTGTGCGTCAGCAGTAGGTCTAGGAAGTACATCATCCATAGATTTAAGATCTTTGATAAGCTCTTTTTCTTCGTCGGTTAGTTCTCTATTTTTACATTTTAAGACAGCTAACTGATACTCAACGTTAAATACTTGAGGTCCAGTTTTCTTTCTTTTAAAATGAATGTCATAACCAGTTACTGGGTCTGTTGGATCACCTAAGTCTTCCATAGCTACAATAATTTGGTCAAACAGTTTTCTTTTAAGATTCAATACTTTAACTGAATTGTCTGAATAATCAATACATTGAACCGCATAAGACCATCCACACTTTAAGTCTGGGTAAAAGTCTCTTACGTGGTCGTGTTCGATGTTATTAAAGGTTTCAGAGTTTCTGTCGAAAGACAAACATTCCATAGGGATGTTTTTGTTGTTCTCTCCTTTAATCCAGTAGACATATCTAGGGAGTAAGTCGCCCACTAGTCTTACCTTGTGGTCTTCCTTATCCGCGTAGTTATAAGTTGATATTTTATCTTTTTGGGCTGAGCCCTTGGTTACATTAAAGCCTATTGCCATAATAATTCTCCTATTGTGTCTCCTCGAACATAAAATGAATCCTGCCGTTTTTTATGTCAAGCAGTCTGTTTTTAGTAATAATATCTTCTGATATTGGTAACATCAGAAGGTCAAGTGTGGAGTCTTTGGTTTGCTGATACTCAAAGTAATTGCGAAACGATGCGACTCCTGCATATTCCACTACTTCTTTATCTGAGTAACTGCGACCAGCATTTAGTAGTTTCTCAGGATTCAAGAGAAACGACTGTCCGCCATAGTAGTGTTTATAAAATTTAAACACTCGGTCGTTGTAATTTTTGGGTGTAAGTTTAAAAGTAATAATTCTTAGGATTGTAATGGTGTCCATAACATTTCCTTTGCTTCTTTTTAAAATCTCATTCCAATTAAATAATAACATATTATATCAAATTTTATAGATGTTGTCAAGAACTATTTTTGTCATCTTCATACGGACGACTAGATCGAATTTTTCCAATATCTTCTGGAGACATTGTTGCATGAACGTCATTCAATGCCATATCTACTAGTTTGCCTTGGTAGATGTAACTACCACAATGCATAAGTTCAACCATTGGCAATGTCCATATATCTATATTCTGCTTTCTCAGATTTTCACAAAACATGTAATCTTCACTTAGATATCTGTTTTCTTCATTGATTATACAGTCAAAATAAGCATGAATTTTCTCTCCTAGTTTAAACTCTCCTTCTCTTAAATGGTCAGGAGTATACTCTAACTCGGGATGTGCTTCTGCATATTCTTCAAATACACTTCTATGTATCATCATAAATCCAGTACCTGCTTCTTTAACTTTTACTGGCTCATATATAGGTGCTCTACCACCTGGGTATGCTCTATGGTCTGGATTAAAAACCATGTCCCCCGCTACCTTTTCTAGTGCTACTGGATTATCGTCAAATGTTCCTGACTGAGCAGCTTTTAATACTTTCTCCCAAGCTATAGTTTTCTTAGGATATAGTGCTGTCATAACTCTATATTTCTCAGGATCTTCTGCAACTAAGTGAGTCATATACATTAAGTCTTTGGCTTGCCATGCAACATCACTATCTATAAATAACATGTGAGTTGACTCAGATTTTAAAAAGTTAGCAACACAATAATTTCTTGCTCTAGTTACTAACGATTCATTAAATAAATAATAAATCTGCATTTCAATTCCATAATGCATAAACATACTTGTAGTGTCCATTAATGATTTAGTATATAGTCCATAGCATTGACCACCATACATTGGAGTAGCTACAAAGATTTTCATCTTTCTCATCTCTTCCAAATTTAATTGGATTTCTTTTGTTTCTTCTGTCATAATACGGTTACCTCATAACCTTCTCTAATATAATATCCCATCCTAGCGTTTGCTTGACGAGATGCTGTTTTTCCTTTTAAGTTTATGTCTACGATAACTGGTTGTCTTTTGCCATCTAGTTTTCGGACTACTCTACCTATAAGCTGTGTAAGTAATGGTTCATTATTAACTGGTGTACCTAGTACTAAACAACTTAATTCATTTAATGATATACCTTCTGAAAATATAGATTGTGTTCCAAATAAAATATTTTTACTTGTTCTCACTTCTTGCATAGCTTCTTCTCTTTCTTCAAAATTCATATCGCCTGTTATTGATACTGCCTTATCTCCTACTAGATTAGCACATCTCTTTAAAAAATGTACTCTATCGGAAACAACCAATACCTTATGTCCTTCTGCAGCATACTTTGCCGCTATCATACTCACACTATGGACATATTCTTCGTTGTGAGTAAGGTCGTTGATTCGTTCTGCCCAAGGCGTAAACGAACCATCTATAAATCTTATATCTGTTTTATAAATATCTATTTTAGGTATTAGATAATTTTCTTTTGGCGGTTTAAATACATTATGTCCAAAGTAATCTCTAAACACTACATGTCTTCCATCTTTTCGTTCTAGTGTTCCTGTTAGTCCTACTTTAAATCTAGCAGGCATTTCGTCTACTATACGCGTAAAAGTTGGACTTGATACATGATGCATTTCATCTAAAATAACTGTTCCGAATACTTCTTTTATGTCGTTTACTCGTCTGTATAATGACTGTATATTGCCAATTACTATAGGAGGCTCTACATTAAACTTTCCACCACCAATTACTCCTGCGTCAATTCCAAATACTTTTTTTACTTCTTTTTCCCACTGCGCTCTTAATGTAGTTGTATGTGTAACTACTAATGTTTTCTGACCGAGCTTCGCTGCTATAGCTAAACCTGTAAAAGTCTTTCCCCAACTTACCCAAGCGTTAATTATAGCACAGTCATCTACTTCATCATAAACCGCTTTTTGGCTTGGTCGTAAATCAAACTTAAACTCAGGAAAGTCTGCTTCTACACTAATCCTCTTATCGAAAACTTCGTAATCATCTGGGATTAAATCTAGTCTTCCAACAGGAATAGAGATTAAACCTTTTCTAATATACCTAATTGTTTTTAGCACCATAGGTGGGTCTTGTGGCATACGAGGAGGTAAAGTATAAGTCAACTCTTTTTCTATTTTATTGAACACATCAGGCGTACCCATTATCTGTATTCTATTTTTTATTACTGCTTTCATTTATTTTATTTCTTAACTTACTACTAGAGAAAGAATGTGCTCTACTAGTATAATATATTTCGTGTAATCCTTTTCCTGTAAAATGTTTATCTGTCCAATCTTCCCCTACAAACCGAAGTTGTATTGGAGTAGCTTCTAACAAATCAAGTAAACTTTGTTCTGTATCATAAGGTATAATCTCATCAATATATTTAACTGCTCTAAGTTGTATATACCTTTCGTATACCGACTGCACAGGTTGATTCTTCTCTTGCCTGTCTATGCTTGGGTCAGTTTGTAATCCTACTATTAAATAATCACAGTTATCTTTCGCTTCCTTTAGCATTACTATATGTCCTGCGTGTAGTAAATCAAATGCTCCGCATGTAAAACCTATCATAATACTGTTAGATAATCCAAATCTTCTTTTGCCCATTGCTTTGTCATAGGCTCATAGTTGTTGTTCCAAGGGCTAGACCAACCTACTTTTGTTTTTCTTTCTCTAACATGTTTGGGTAACATATCTCCAAACACCTCTCTGAGTAAATATTTGTATGTTCCTGGGTGCCAACCTGCCTGTTGTTTAAACTTCACTGCCCCATTAAAAGAGTATATGTACTGTACATAGTTTTGACCTAAAAATACAGGTCTTGATTCCATTCCAAACATTCAGCAAGTTTGGTCAGCTGCTAGTATATTTTGTTCCG